CAACGTCCTCGCACCCTAAGGAGACACAATGGCAGTGAAGACCGATTGGGCCGCCGGTGATGTCCTCACCGCCAGCCAAGTCAACACCTACCTCGCGAACTCCGGCCTCGTGTTCGTCACCTCAGTGACAATCCCGTCGTCGTCCGGCACAACGATCAGCGTGCCCGACGCCTTCAGCGAAGACTTCGACGACTACCTGATCAAGATTTCTAGTCTCGACATGGCGTCCAGTGCCGACCTTTTGTTCCAGTTCGAAGACGCGAACGGCGATGCGGTGACGACGAACTATTCCGCTGTCGGCACCTACCAAACATGGGGATCGGCATCGAGCGTCGGCTTCCAGTCATCAACGTGGGGACTTCCACTGTCGGCCACGGAACTGTCGAACATTCACATCGAGATTCAGAACCCCTACAAGTCGAAATACTCGTGGATGCAAACCCAATACTGCCAGTACGCCCGCGCGTATTGGGTCAACGGGATGCACGCGGCATCAAGCCCCTATGGGCGGTTCCGCCTGACGTCGTCGTCGAACTTCAACTCCGCTGACGGTCACATCGACGTCTACGGGTATCGACACCCCTAACCCTTCTCGGATGGAGGCAACCGAGCACCACCAACCCCCAACCCTCGAAAGAAGGTTCCCGTGTCAATTGCCAACTACGCCGAGGACAAACTTCTCAACACTCTTCGCGGAACGAGTTTCAGCGTGTCCGCTACGTACATCAAGTTGCATCTCGGTGATCCGGGCGAAGACGGCACCGCCAACCCGGCGACCGAGACCACCCGCAAGCAGGTGTCGTGGAGCGCCGCCTCCGGTGGCACCATGTCATCGTCGGCGACCGTCGAGTGGACGAACGTCGCCGCCACCGAGGACTACACCCACTGGTCCCTGTGGGACGCCGACACCGCAGGTAACTGCCTGTGGACCGGCGCACTGTCGGCGACTGCCTCGGTGACCGCAGGGGACACGTTCCAGATCACGTCGGCGTCTCTAACACTTTCGTGAAGTTGTTCTGACGGAGGCAAGTTTCGTTCGTTGTTCTCGATCGTGAGGGGACGGTGACATCTCATGGCCGCACCCACAATTATTGGCAATGGTGGAATTGCGGCGTCGTTCAACGGAGACGTCACAATCCCGTTCCCGGCGTTTCTCGCCAACGACATTCGAGTTCTTGCCTGCTTCGGATGGGTACCAAACACCTCCGGCTCGTCAGCGACCATGTCGTTGACGTTGTGGAACAAGTTCACGCCCGCAGTCACGAAACTCGACGGTTCGAACATCGACGGAGAATGGGCGTTCTTCTGGCAACGAATGGACTACGCGTCACAAGCGGGCAACCTCATCTTTCCACGCCCCGCAAGTTGGGACACCGGCCAAGACACCTGCCTAGCGGGAATCATCTACGTCATCCGTGGATGCGCCACCACGGGAAATCCGTTCGACGACATCGACTACACCGGAATCGACGCCGACGGTGGCACGATCACCGGTCCATCACTGACCGTCTCCGGGTCTGACCGCCTCGTCGTTCACATCGCACTTGCCACCGACAACTCGTCGTTGGGAGCCGCAGGTGGTTCGTACACCAGCGACACCGAGTTCTCGACAACGGTGGGCACGGACGGAGCGATCCGTCTCTACCATCAGACGACATCGACAAACCCGTCGCCGACCATGTCATTCACCGCCGGAACCCCGGCCCAAGGTGGCATCGTCGTCTTCGGCGCATCATTCAAGCCCGGATCATCAACGGTGTCTCGCACCGCTTCCGGATCGGGGACCGGCACCCAGTCGGCGAGCGGAAACATCGTTCACGCTCGAACGGCGTCAGCCTCGGGGTCTGGCACGCAGTCGGCTACCGGTCTGCATGTGGCGGCGCGCACGGCGACGGCGTCAGGTGCAGGAACCCAAACGGCGACCGGTGCCCGTCTGGTCAGTCTCACAGCGTCGGCATCAGGTGTCGGAACGGAGACCGCGACCGGACTTCGAGTTGTCTCAAAGACAGCGTCGGGGTCAGGTAATGGAACCGAGGCCACGACCAGCGTTCGTGTCGTGGCGCGTACAGCGTCGACGTCGGGTAGCGGCACCGAAGCCAGCGTCGAGACGGTCGTTCATGTTCGTGCCGCATCGGCGACGGGTACGGGTTCTGAGACGGCAACGGGAAACGTCGTCACTCAGACGATTCAACGCACGGCCACAGCGTCAGGGTCGAGCACCGACACCACCGTCGGGCTACACGTCGCCCCCCGTTCGGCCGACAGTTTGGGGTCAAGCACCGAGTCGGCGACCGACGTCCTTGTCGTGGTCCGATCTTCGATGGGAGACGGGGCAGGCTCGCAGACGGCGACCGCACTTGTCGAAGTGTTCCGCACCGCCTCTGGCACCGGCACCAGTTTCGAGACGGCCAGCGGCCTTCTGAGAGTCCGACGGGCGGCGAACGGTTTCGGTGCCGGTTCCGAGTCCGCCACCGGCGTTCACACTGTTTCGAGAACAGTCAGTGGGGTCGGTGTCGGAACGCAAACCGCCACCGGCTCAAACGGCGTCACCCGCTCCGCCTCCGGGGTCGGTGTCGGCACCGAGCAGGCGGTCGGGGCTCATGTGGCCCCGAGGTCCGCCACCGCCACCGGCACGAGCACCGAGACAGCCGCCGGTCAACGCATCACCGCCACCACCGCAACCTCGACAGGCACCAGCACCCAAACCGCGACCGGTGCCCATGTGGCCCCCCGATCCGCGACCGGTTCCGGTGTTGGTGCGGAGACAGTGAACGCTCAGACGGTTCGACCTCGAACCGCGTCAGCGACCGGCACAAGCGCCGACAATGTCTCCGGTTTGCACGTTGCCCCTCGGGCCGCGACCGGATCAGCAACCGGGGCAAGTAGCGCCACCTTCGAGTTGGTCGTGGTGCGCACAGCCGCCGCCACCGGCCAAGGAACCCAAGACACCATTGTCACGTTGGTACGGCGACGGGTCGCAATAGGCGTCGGTGCCTCTACCGCTGTCGCCGTCGGTGGTGTCACGCGACCGACGTTTCTGCGTCTGCCTCCATGGCGGGAATCGTCCGTCGTGTCGTATCGGGAACCTCGCCGGTCGCCGGTCGATGTCACTCGACGTGTCTCCTGGAAAGAACCCGCTCCGATCGTCGGCGTGGAATCACGGATCAAGTCGCACGACTGAAAGGCACCTATGAGCGAACTCACCTACGTTGCCGACACCGAGAACCCCGGCACCGACATCATTTGGAAAGACTGGTCCGGAACACTGATTGACTTCTCGACCGGGTTCACGTTCACCGTGAAACTCACCCAAGACGGTGTCACCGCCTTTACGAAAGACACGAACATCGTGGGTTCAGCCACCGAGCCGAACATTCGGATCTCGTGGGACGCCGACGAACTCAACCTCGCTCCTGGCGTCTATCAGATGTGGCTCTACGCCCGAGACGGCGTCGATCGAGATCGAGTGTTCCGACCCAACGACCCGCCCCTGATCCGCATCGTGGCCGCACCGGTCGACCCTGAACTTCCCGAGGTGCCGACATGACCTACCCGGTGCTCCCGATCATCATGCCGAGCGACCTTGACGGCCACGCCAACGGGTTTCTCCCGTCATCCCTTCTGCGTCGTCTCAACGGCACCACTGGCGAACTGCATCATCTCGCCGCTACCGCTTTCAACTGTCTGCAACTCGAAGCGTTCTTCGCCGGAGTCAGCCTCAAGTCGGTCGGCACCTACCGCTCGTATGGCACCCAAGTGCTCATGTTCAACGACCGCTATTCGCCGCTCCCGACGTTGCGTGTCCCGAAAGTGACCCGACGATGGAACGGCAAGACCTATTGGTTGAAGCGGGGGAAAGCACCGTCGGCGGTGCCCGGCACCTCGAACCACGGGTGGGGACTCGCCATCGACATCGCCGGAGTGTCCGGTGACCGGTTGGCGTGGATGCTCGGCCCGCACCCGCTGTTGTCACCCGTCGTCAAGTACGGGTTCACCTGGGAAGTGGAGTCAGGGGCGAACGCAGAGCCGTGGCACATCCGCTACGTCTGCGGCGACGAATGGCCCCCGGCAGTTGACGAGGCTTTGGAGGTCTTTCCAGCACTCCGCGCTTGACTCTCGGCTTCGTCGGCGTAGACAAAATCCAGAAGTTCACGAATGCCGGAGACCACAAGAGAGGTCGACATCCACGCTTCAGACCAGCCGTCAAAAGGATTAGATGTCACCTCTGAGGCGAACATCGCTTTTCGTTTTCGGATGCTCCGAAGAATCGCAGTTTCGAGTGATCGAGTGAGGTAGCCGTCCATTGGCCCTCGCACCTCAGCCGTTGTCCACCCTAATCGAGAATGTCTAGCGAGTCGTTTTTCGGGATAGTTGGTAATACCGATCTGAAACATCCCCCATGAATCGTGTTCAAGAAAGTAGAGCCAACCGTCTTTTCCCGGGTTGAATCCGAATTCTGCACACTCGGGGCAACCTCTACCCTGAACTCGATCCGACGGTGGAGCGTTCCACTCATGGCCACGTTCGCACTTCCAACGCTTCTTCTGGTTAGACATCGCCTTGACCGTGCGAGGATCCCAACCAACGGCCTCAAGAGCCAAAATGGGATGGGTTGTTGAAATGTCGGTCTCACCGGGAATTGCAACGCGACCGGAGCATGAGGGACAACCCGAGTTGAGCGGTCCAGTACGGTTCGCGATGCCCGTGACCCATTCATGGCCCTTTTTGCACCGCCACTTCACCTTCTTAGAAGATCGTTCGGTGAATTGAGACGGATCCCACCCCAATGCCTCTTCGGCGATCTCGGGTCGAAGAGTTGCGAGGTCGTTGAAACCTGGGAGCGCACGGCGATTGCCGCAGTAAGGGCAACCCTGGCCGCGTGAACGGTTATCGGGCGAAGCATTCCACGAGTGCCCCAGATCGCATTTCCATTGTCTGCTCGTCTTACTGCCAGGGCCAACACTTCGAGGATCCCATCCATCAGCCTGAAGTGCTAGTTGCGGGTGGAGCGTCTGAAGATCGTTGAACCCGACAAGAAGTATTTGGCCCGAGCAATACGGACAACCGGAGTTTTGGTTTGTTCTTCGATTTGGAGTTGCGGACCATTGGTGGCCTAGGTCGCATCGCCATAACCGTCTTTTGCCAGAACCGAAGGTGACTCCACGTGGGTCCCATCCATCGGCCTGTCGAGCCAGATCTGGGTGGGTGGTAGCGAGGTCATTGAAACCGACCAGCACCTGTCGGTTCGCACAAACTGGGCATCCAGAACCTCTACCCGTGCGCTTCGCAACTGCCGCCACGTAAGCGTGGCCGAGCGGACATTTCCAGGTGACTCGCGCGTTACTTCCCGGGGTGATCTCGCGTGGGTCCCACCCATGTGCTTCGGAGGCCAGATCAGGGTGAGTGGCTTGAAGTGACAACGCAGGGTTGATCTGTCTCTTACGCCTCGACGCCATTGACATCTGAAGTCCCAACAATTCGCTTCGATAAAGGAAACAGCATCATGCTACGTCTCATTCACCGCACGCTCGTCACGTTCGTCTATCACGCTCTCGGCATTGTCCCAGCGGCCTCACTACTTGGTGGCTGGCCGGTCTGGAAAGCGGCAATCACCGCCGGAATCGCCGCCTCGATCGAACTGACTGTGAAAGAAGCGCGCAACTACTTGGAGGCAACCGCAACGAAGGACCAGCCGGACATCGTCCTCTAGCCCCCAAGGACCACCTATGAAAACCAGCGGCAAGTTGATCCTCGTCGGTCTGCTCGCGTACTCGCTTCACCACGCAACGTCGATCGCTTCTGCCACTGATGAGGTTGAGGAGGAGATCGAACTCAGCACGGGTCAGGTCGAATTGCACAACGATCGAGCAGAAACGGACTCGGATTGTCCACCGGAGGGCGACTGGTGGCATTTCGTTCTCACTCCGAACGGCGGGGATTATCAGTTCGTTTCGATGGACCTGAACCTTGATGGCACCACCGTGACTGTGCTCCTACGGGACATGGTTCTCAACGCTGGGCAACTCGACAACGTGTTCGTCGCGGTGCCAAACGGCTTCACCATCACCGACCTGACGAAGGAGGGGTCGGCCGCCGTGTACGAGCCGGGTGGGTCGAAGGTCAAGTTCGTTCTCTCGCACGTTTGCGAAGCACCAACACCACCGACGACGACCGTCCCTCCGACGACGACGGTGCCACCGACGACTGTTCCCGAGACGACCGTCCCACCGACGACGACAACACCACCCACGACACCGCCTCCCACGCGGCCACCTGAGACGACGTCGACCACAACGACCGTGCCTGAAACGACAGCACCGCCCACCACAACGACACCGCCGCCGGATACACCGAAACTGCCGACAACTGGCACCGGCAACTCGGTCGGAGTGTTTGCCCTCTGGACAGCGGCCATCGGCGGCGTGATCCTCGCCGCCCGTCGACGTCTCTCGACGTCACGCTGACACCACCTGAACTCTCGGAGGCACCCACCACACACCCGAAAGGTCAGACATGACAACCACGAAGAAGCCCGCCCACCGCCGCAGGATCGCCGCCCTCGTGTTCGGTGCGGCCCTGATCGGTAGCGGCGTCACCTACGCCCTCACCGCCCTCGGCATCAACACCCCACTGTTTCCCGCAGTCGGCGACCAAGGCGTGAACGCCTGCGACGAAGACGGCGTCGACATCGCCTACACCTACGGCAACGCCTCGAACAATGGCATCAAGGTGTCGGCCGTCAACGTGACCGGCATCTCCGGCGACTGCACCACCGGCCAGGTCTACTTCCTCGACGGACAGACCGTTGTCGACACCTACAGCGGCACCGTGACGTCGAACGCGATGTCGGTACCGACGAACGTCTGGACGTTCGACTTCGACACGGTTCGTGTCGTCTTGTTCCCCTGACGTCGCCTTCTGCGCGCCGTCAACAGCGACCGCACTTCTACGCGTTCGCTGACCACCCATGTGCCGGTGGGGTTGTCCTATGGCATCCCCACCGGCACCCATAGTTCAGGAGGACACTTGAAACTGAACTTAGGCACTCAACTCTCCGATCAAGTGGGGCGGCGAAAAGGCCCGCCCTGCACCATCTCGGTGATCCTCGCCGAACTCGACAAGGATGACCGCACCGCCCTGATCGAGGCTCTGACAAACCCGCTGGTGGCTCACACCACGATCTTTCGTGTCCTGAACCACAACGGGTTCCGCGTGAACCTTCACACCGTTCAGCGGCACCGTCGAGGGGAGTGTCTCTGTGGCGCTCAGTGACGATTTCGCATCCATCAACGGAAAACACACCCCTCTAGAACCTCGCCTCCGCCCCGATCTCGACACCGATGGGGTAGAGGTGCCGGACCTTCACCAGGGTTTTCGCGTCAACACGGACGGAACAAGTCTTCTTCGAGTTCGGCGGGAACGAGACCGTGCACGCCTCGAAGCCGCCCAACTCGAAGCCGAACTCGACGAACTGCGCCGAGTGGTGAACATCATCGAGTCCGTTGACGACGTTGTCCTTGATCCACCGTCGTGGCTCGCGCCGAAGAACACCCGATCCAACAAGCGGGCGACCTTGGTGGTGATGTTGTCCGACACTCACTTCGACGAAGTCGTCCGACCATCCGAAGTCGGTGGCCTGAACGCCTACAACCGCACCATCGCCGAACTACGGCTGAAGACCTGGTGCGAGAACGTGATCAAGATGGCCCGCCATTATCTGTCCGGGGTCACCTACGACGGTGTCGTGGTACTCCTCGGTGGCGACATCTTCTCTGGCGACATTCACGAAGAACTCAAGGAAACGAACGAGGACACCATCCTCGGCTCCCTCCTGCACTGGTCGGAGCAGATGGCCGCCGCTCTCACCGTCTTGGCCGACGAGTTCGGCAAGGTTCACGTCGCCGCCGTCCCCGGCAACCACGGACGGCTCACTCGCAAGCCCCGAGCGAAACTGCGGGCCAAGACCAACCTTGACTGGCTCCTCGCCAAGATGCTCGAACGGCACTACGCCAAAGACAAGCGGGTGACGTTTCAGATCGAGGACGGAGCCGACACCCTCGTCGGCATCTACCAGTGGGGACATCTCCTCACCCACGGTGATCAAGCCCACGGTGGTGGTGGCATCGGTGGGATCTGGCCACCGATCATGCGACTGCGCGCCAAGAAGGCACAACGAGCGTTAGCGGTCGACCAGCCGTTCGACACCCTCTGGATGGGTCACTGGCACCAACTGATCATGACGCCCGGTCTGGTGGTCAATGGCTCACTCAAATCGGTCGATGAATACGCATACACCTCGAACTTCGGTTACGAGCCAGCCCAACAGGCCCTTGCCATCGTCACCCCCGAACACAATGTGACGTGGCAATGCCCGGTCTTCGTCACCGACCGTCGAAAAGAGAAGTGGTGACTACGACGTCGAGGTGGCGCGACACTTGCGACAGAGATCGACTGGCCTCTTTCCTAGAGTCTCGCCGTAGTTGGTGTAGACCCATTCTCTGCAGTCAGGGCAGACGAAAGTGACCGAGTCATCATGCCCGTTGTGTTGCTTTGCAACAGTGGGCAGGAAGTCAGGTGCGGAGACTCCTCGGTAGCCACGGGCGAAAAGATCACGCTGACGTTGCCGTCTCCTTGACCATGCGCCCGTTACGAAATCCCGGAAAACTGCACCGACAATCAGCAACACAACGACACCAATAATCAAGACCCAGAGGAAAAAGCCCGCCTCAAAGGTCTTGTCGTCGTAGTTGCAGTTGATTCCCGGGTCGCACGGCGGGTCATAGACCGTCGAGAACCCCATCAGTAGCGCGGGTGGGAGGCCCATACCCGCAACCTAGTAACCCGGCATCGGGGTAAGGAGCGTCCGTGAACACTGATAAGGGCGGTATGAACGCCGCCGACATCATCCCCCAAGTCGTCCAGGAACACTGGAAGGACTCCATCCCGGTCCATGCGTTCCTGGTCGTCGACGCCATCCGGCCCGACGGCTCCCACGGACTCCACGCCGTCCACGATGAGGCGTCGCCTCCGTGGGTGCTGATCGGGATGCTCCGCTCGGTACTGGTCGACCTGGAATCCCGCTGGATCAACGAAGCCTGGGTCACCGACGACGAGGAGGACGAGGATGAATGAACAACTGGTCCGGGTCACCTGGCACGACGCCCACGCCGTCACCGACACCTGGTGCGCCATTGAAGAGATCGACGAAGACCCCTGCATCGTCGAGTCCGTCGGCTACCTCCTCCATGAGATCAAGCCCGGCCACATCCTTCTGGCGCAGTCCCTGATCGCCGATCAGGATGAGGTCGACGGAGTGCTGGCCATCCCATCCGCGATGGTGAAACGCATCGACTCGCTCCACTCGTTGCCGCTACTGCCAGTCGAACCGCAGGACTGACCACCAGGGTGGTACCTATTTGCGTTGCCCCGCCTTCACCCATCCGACGATGGCGACCAGGGAGAAGAACCCGAGCAGACTGATGGCGATCAAAAAGAGGCCGATTCCGGTTCCACCAGCGGCAACAGTTGCCACACCGGCACCGCATGCGAGCAGGAATACCAACTGCCAGATCCGGACCTTGAGCATGGGATTCTTCACGGCACACCAATCTTCCCGATGAGTTACTCACATGATCCTGCTTGTGGTCGAACAATACGAGGAGGGCACTCATACTGATTTCAAGTCGGCCTTTCTCAACGCATCGGCACCCTCGGCCACCTTGGTTGGGGGTGCCTTTTCGCGTTCCCAGTCACCATGCGCCGCCGGTCAATTCACGGGCACCTTCAATGACCTCGGTAGAGGGTGTTTTTTTCGCTTCTCCAGTCACCATGAGTCACCACGCGGTTTTTGAACCACTGTCAGACACGGCACCCATGGCAGAGGTGTCCACCAACGTCAATTCGCTGACCTGGGGAATCTTGTCAAGTCGGATTTTCAGGGCATCAGAGAACACCACTGACAGGTGACCTGAGCCGCTGATAAGGATGAGGTCACAAGTTCGATTCTTGTTAGCCCCACCACAAAACCCCTGCTCAGCAGGGGTTTTTGTTTTTCTCGGACCCCGAAAAAACGGCTCGGACGGGTTCCAGTCACCACGCAGTCACCACGCTGGTGACTGGCCTCGGCGAACCCCCCTCCCGGCTCGATCGTTCACACATGGGTTTACGTTGGCCCCATGCAGGGTTATGTCCGAAAAAGAAACGGTCGGTTCCAAGCCGGGTACAAGGTGCGCGACGTCCGCACCGGCACGTGGGTTCAGGTCACCAAGACCTTCGACGCCCGCCGGGATGCCGACGCGTGGCTTCGCCAGACGGTGAACTCCTACGACGATCAGATGAGCGAGGCCCGCTTCATCACCGTCGGCGACTTCCTCGACGAATGGTTCGAGTTCGCCAACGAGACGTGGACCCCGTCGACGCGCCGTAACACCGTCTACTCGCTGAAGGTGCTGAAAGAAGAGTTCGGTTCGGTGTTGCTCGTGAAGTTGCGGGGACGCGACATCGACCACTGGATCGTGGGTCAGCGTCGGGCCGGGAAGTCACCCGCCACCATCCGCCGCCGGATCGGCATCTTGCGCCTCGCGATCCGCCAGGCGATCAAGTGGGGGTACATCAACCGCAACCCCATCGACGACGCCACCGTCCCGAAACAGACGCCGAGCAAGATCACCCCCCCGACCTCGGACGAATTGGCCCGGCTCCTGGAGGCCTGCGACCGCCACCGCACCTTCACCGCCGACGGCGAGGAGGGGTTGGACTTCGGTCTGTTCATCCGGATGGCCGCCGCCACCGGGGCACGCCGAGGTGAACTGTGCGGCCTGCGGTGGTCCGACATTGACTTCGACAACGACAAACTCACCATCTGTCGAGCCGTCGCCGACGACGGGGACATCATCGTGAAAGAGACCAAGACCGGTGTGGTGCGGAACATGAAAATCGACTCCGACACCATGGCCCGTCTGCGGTCGGCCCGCCTGGCGTGGCGCAAGAGTCTTCTCGAAGACGGCACCCCGCGTGACGACGGGTACGTCTTCTCACCGATCCGCACCGCCGAACATCCGATGCGACCCGACTATTTCACGATGACGTTCTCGCGCATTCGGCAACAGATCGGACTGACACATGTGCGTCTCCACGACCTGCGCCACTTCCACGCCACGCTGTTGTTGAGCGAAGGCGTCGATCTGCCCACCGTCGCTCAACGTCTCGGTCATGCCGGAGGTGGACGCACCACATTGCAGATCTACGCGCACGCCACCGAGGCCAACGACGAACGATCGGCCGACATCGTCGGTCGACGACTGCGCAAGATCGCCGACGGCAACTGAACCACACCGCAGTTGCGGTGACGCCACGCGGTGTTCGTGCATCGGACCGAACGGTCCCGGCGAGATTGTTCACACACGGTGGTACACAAGAGGGAACCCCACATCCCCCAGGAGGTGCCTCGTGCGTCTTGCGTTCAGTATCCCAGAAGTTGCGCGTTTGCTCGCGGTGAGTGAGCGAACGATCTATCGACAGGTAGCGGCCGGAGAAATTCGTGCGCTGTCGGTCGGCTACCGCAAAGTCATCCCCGTCGTCGAGATCGAACGACTCATCGGTGCGCCGATCAACTGGCAGGAGGCATCATGACCATCGAACTACCGCGTGACCGACACGGACGTCCGCTCATCCTGCAACCCGACGGCTCCACCCGCTCCTACACCCGAGCGTCCCAAGTCGGTGACACCCTCGACGACAAGACCGCTCTGACGGCCTGGGAGGGTCGCATGGTGGTGAAAGGTGTCGCCGAATCCGAACACATCCGACGGCTGATCTCGCTGGCTGACATCACCGACGACAAGGCACTCGGAGCCATCGCCCGCAAGGCCAAAGACGCCGCCGGAGCCTGGTCCGCCTCCGACCTTGGCACCGCGATCCACAAGGTCACCGAACGTCTCGACACTGGCGACATCACCATCAACGACGTCACCCCCGAATTCCGTCCCCACATCGTCGCCTACCACGATGCGCTGGCTCGTGTCGGGTTCACACCGGTGCTTGTCGAGGCGATCGTCGTCAACGACGAGTTGGAGATCGCAGGCACTCTCGACCGTGTCTATGAGACACCAGCCGGTGACCGTGTCGTCGGCGACTTGAAAACCGGCAAGCAGATCTTCTTGCCGTCCAAGTCGATCGGGTGTCAACTCGCCGCCTATGCCCACAGCGTTCTGTACGACCCCGAGACGGGGGAGCGGACACCCATCGAGGGACTGCGCACCGACACCGCTTACGTCGTGCATCTGCCCGCCAACGGCTCGGGATGTTCGCTCTACGAGGTCGATACGCGCCGTGGTTTTGAACTCGCCCGCTTGGCTCAGACCGTTAGGCGCATCCGCAATGAACGTCTCATTCGTCCGATCGCCTCGTGACCTACAGTGCGGCCATGACGTCTCGTCGAGTGGCCTCAACCGTCATCGCCGCATCGGCATTCCTCGGCGGGCTGGTGGGCGCGCTCGGTATCACCGTGGTGTGGGTTGCCACCTGGCTGATCTTCTTCACGGACGGCCGCGGATTCTGGGGGATTGTTTCCCTTCTCACCACGCCTCTGCTCGCGCCGGTGACTGCTTGGTGGGCCAGCACAACACTGGGCCTCATGGCGGTTGCTTGTGTCGTGTTGATGTTGCCCGCAGTGGCACTGCAGATGGCCGCCGACCGCCGTTAGCCGAGCGATCAAGATCGCGTCATCGAAGGCGCACGAACGACCGTCAGCGCCTCATCATGATGAGTGCGTGCAGATTGGCTATTTCGCCACGCAGTTCCGCCAACTCCACTCTCTGCTCACTGGTCTCCGACAACAACATCCCCACCATGTTCACCAGACGGCCAAGAAGTTCGTCAAGAGCACCGTCGCGGTCTTCGGTTGACGGGTGACGCCAACGAAACAACGCCGACCGCAGTCCCGTCTGAATTGCTCGACCTTTTCGGCGACCTTCGCCACCAAGTACCTGTGCTGTCATGTTGACGACTTGGGACTCACTGGTGGATTTTGCGGCTGGCGTCTTCTCGCCGAGAGCGGTCTGGCCGAGAACAAAACGCACCCGTTCAGTCATCTTGTCGACGTCGGCAATGTCGACCTGCTGACGCTCGGCGAGTGAACGCTCGCGTGCGATGCGTTGACTGAGTTCTTGCATCCTCGTCATGATCTCGTCGAATTTCGGCGTGCCCGGCAACTCACTCGTCATCGCTTCGCGCAATGCGTCCATCTCCGCCTGTGCGTCACCGAGCGTTGTCTGCAATCGCTTCGTTGCCGCAAAAAGTTGCTCGAAGGTCTTTCTCGTGTGGCCCGCCAACAGCAACGCAACGTCCTCGGCCGTGCCAATGTCACTGGTCGACGTCGTCGATGTTCGACGTGGCCGAATCTCCTTGATCACGTCGGTGCTCTTGCGCCACTGCGTTGACGCTGTCCGCGTACCTCCTGCCAATTCGCCGAGTTCTCCGACGTTCGCACCGAGGAAGTGTTCGAGGAGCCGCACCTTCGTCGGGTTGGGCACCGACTTTCCTGACAGCCACAGCGAAACCGCCGCTTGGGACACACCCACGGCCTCGGCAAGGTCTTTTTGGGTGAGTCCACGGGCATCCCGGAAACGGTCTAGTTCGACTGCGAAAGCGCCTCTGTCCTGGGATTTCTCGGTTTTCGCCATGTCTCCTGCCCCCTTCGTAACCAGGTTTGATACTAATAAGGGCGTCGGAGGATTACAAGTTGGCGACGGACACTTATGTCCATGGACACCGACTTATGGGTCTGAACACCAGGTCAGAGGGGTGTTGACATCCGACTCCTTGAGTTACCCCCTGCTAGCGTGTCGGCCATGGCTGATGAAAACGAGTTTCAAGAGCGCTTCGCCCGCTACCTGAAGGTGGCCCTCGCCGAGCGCGAAATGACGGTGGAAGAACTGGCGGACCGGGTCGACAGCAATCCGCGGACGGTCCGGCGATGGTTGAGGGGCGAAGCCCTGCCGCACATGGCGACCTACCTGAAGGTGTTCACGGTTCTTGGCCGCCCCCGGGTCCTCAACCTCGCCTCCCTGGTGCCGGGATGAGCGCCTCGGACAACAGCCCCGACTTCTACACACCGGAGGAGTTGGCGACCGACGTCTTTCCCGGATCGATGTTCATCGACCCGCTCGCCGACGAGTGCCGGTCGCTCGTGCGCACCATCGTTAGGGAAGTGGGGCGCTGGCCGCTCACCGATCGACTCCACGCAAACGTCCTCGATGACGTCGAAGTGCTGGCGGTGCCCACAAGCGAACTGAGCGGATTGCGTGACATCTTGTTGGCCATCTCGGCCGAACACGGGGTCAGTTTCGTCCCTCCGGCCGAAGCGGCCATCCGCATACCGTCAGACCGCGTTAGTGGGGTACGTGATGTGGCGGTGCGCGCAACGGGTGGTCGGGTGAATGCCGACGATCCGCGTATCGCCGCCATCAAGTCGACAGTTTCGAAACTTGATCCGGCCGAAGCCGACGACCTGGGAGCACTTGTCAAGGGTGTCGGCACACACGGTCCGCGCCTCAACTTGGTGCACGGCTCAACCGAACTCGACCTGACCCTCGTGCAGGCACTCATCGGGCTGTCCGCATACGACGACGACATCAAGGTCGCCATCGTCAGCCGGGCCCTAGATCGCGACGTCGCCGACCTCCACGCGACCCTCGCTTCCTGTTCCAAGAAGACCCTGCAGAAGATTCTTTCCACAACAGTTCGCTTCGTCGACGGTGGGCTTCGGCTTGCCATTGACGGCGACGGCATCGCCACCCTGGCGGGGCCGATTTACACAACACACGAAACACACCAAGGAGTGAAGTCATGAGTTATTTATCGAAACCACCGTCAGGAAATAGTGGCGACGACTTCTGGGGCAACCCCGGGCGTCGGTACTGGAAATGGGACTCGATCGGCAAGGTGCTAGAGGCCACGGTCATTGATCGAACAACTACAGCATTCCCGAACGATCCGGATAATGAGAAGCGCGTACTCATTGTTGAAGCACCCGATGGTGAGTGGTTCGTGACTGTCAGTCAATTCGACCTGATTGTCAAGATGTCCGCCGCGAAGGTGACGATCGGTACCAAGTTCCGATGCACCTACGCGCGTGACGAGCGCACCGACAAGGGCTACAAGAAGATTTTCGATCTGGAAATCCTCAGCACAGGTCAGGCCGAAGCCGCGTAATCAAACGCGTCGGCCACGGTGGCCGCTCGCCAACGACCCCCCGGTCGGCGAGCGTCGGGTTCGACTCCCGACGACGCACCAACAACATGTCAAGTTCAGCCCCCCTCACGCGTCGAGACCTTGTGTCTCTGCGTCGTGTTCTCACCTACATCTCGACGAGCGACACCACGGTGCAAGCCGAGGTTCTTCGGCTCGTCACCAAGATCGACGCCGTCCTCAACCCCCCAGCAAAAAAGGAGTAACAGTGATAACAGAAACCCACGAGGATTTCCTGCAGGAAGTGATCGACGGTCTCACGACCGCTCACACAACCGCGCTGGACATCATCAACGACCTGCGGACGGAGATGCAGTTGATGCAACCGATCGTCGCATTGGCCGAGGTGTACCTCGACGCCCGGGCTGGATTGTGTGAAGACGACCCGGCGTCGATCCGCACCATGATGGCGAGTCGTCTGCTCGACTACCGCCAAGTGTTCGGAGCCGAGTCATGAACCGCATTCTCGACCCCGACCTGATCGAAGCGATCCGTGCGGTAGATCGCCTCGCCGACGTATTGATTGCGGATTACACAGACACCGTGTTCGACATCGCCAGCGCGATCAAGACGGTCGTCGCACCTCACATCGCGGCGTCGTCGAACGTCGTCATCTTCAAAGACGAGGTGTATTTCGACAACGAATGGTTGAACAAGGTGATGTCGACCGAGATGTATTACGAGTCCCCGGAATTAGGCGAGAACCGGGATTGGTGATTCATGCGCAGTCTTCGCCACGACTCATGGGACATGGACAAGTTGCCCGACAGTGCCTGGATGCCCAAGGCGCGGTGTCGAGGCATGGCCGACACGATGGTGCCACGCCGGTACAAAGACAATGGTCACCGGGTACATCCTGATGAATACGCGTCCGCAGTCCTGGAAGCCAAACGCATCTGCGACACCTGTGTCGTTCAAGGCCCGTGTCGCACCTACGGCCTTGCGATTTCCCGACAGATCGAGGATCACGGTGTGTACGGCGGTTTGTCGATGGAGGAGCGAGAAGAACTTCTTGGCTTCCGCCGGGTGTACAACCCGGGTCGTAAGCGACCGCCGTGCGGTACCGCCGGTGGCTACAAGCACCATCGCACCAACAGCGAACAGCCGTGCGACCTATGCCGTGCCTACCGGTCGGAGTACATGAGGCGGCATCGACAGAGCAAGCGAGACAAGCAACAGCAGTTCCGCTCCGCCGTTCACAAGGTGAAATCACATGGTGAGTAGGTCGAAGAGAAAAGGCGACGCGGCCGAACGTGAACTCGCCAAGCAGTTGTCCGATCTGCTCGGTTTGAACGTCCGGCGGAAACTCGGTGCCGGTCGCCTCGACGACGAAGGTGACCTCGACGGGATACCTGACTGCACCGCACAGGCCAAGAACTGGAGGGATGTTCTTGCCGCAATCCGTGAAGGATTGAAGGACATCCGCGTCCAGCAGGCCAACGCCAACACCACCCACGGCGTCCTGTTCGTACGTCGACACGGCGGTGAATGGATTGCAGTGATGAGTCTCGACGCCTGGTCGACCTTGTATCGAGAAACGCTCTAACCCCACCGGAGGCACCCCCCATGACGGCCCGTGACGCCGCAATCGACCACGCCCAACACGCTTTCGTCATCCCGCTGAAACCGGGTTCCAAGGTGCCGTGCATCTCCGCATGGCCCGACAACGCCACCGACGACTCGGCAGTCATCAACAAGTGGTTCGACACCTACGGTGACGCCGGTGTCGGGCTACTCATGGGACTAACACCCGACGGACGCTTCCTCATCGCCGTTGACGTCGACGAACACGACCCGAACCAGTCCGGCTCACAAACACTGGCCGAACTGGAAGCCACCCACGGTCCGTTGCCCGACACCGTGGTCACCGACACCCCGAGCGGGGGAACCCACCGGTTCTTCTATTCACCGATCCCGATCTCGAAGAGCGCCGGTCGTCTCGGACCAGGTATCGACGTCCAAGGACTGAACTCGTTCGTCGTCGCACCCCCGAGCGTTCATCCCAACGGCGGGCAGTACCGGTTCCGCCCCGGCCACGAACTCGGCGAGCATCCCATCGCCGACGCACCCGAGTGGCTCATCGACCTGCTCACCGCACCCACCCCCACGCCGGTAACACCGACGACACCGGTTCGAGACGAGTTCTGGGCAAGCATCGATCCTTCGGCCGCCGACCGATTCAACGACAGCATCACCTGGGAAGAACTTCTCACCGAAGCCGGGTTCGCACCACACCATCGCGACCGCAACGGAGAATGCCACTGGACTCGCCCCGGCAAAGACCGCTCCGACGGGTCGTCCCTCACCACTGGCTACAAAGGTCTCGATGTCGCCTGCGTCTTCACGACATCGTTGCCGTGGCTACCCGAAGGCACATACAGCAAGTTCAAGTTCGCCGCCCACCTCCGCCACGGCGGCGACATGAGCGCCATGGCCAAAGAATTCCTGGCGATGGAACGGCAAACCATTCCGACGTGCCCCACCCCGAATGGCCAGTGGGAACGACCCGAGCCGTTGATTCCGACCGTCTGCCTACCACCGTTTCCGATTGAAGCCCTTCCACCATGGATGCGCGACCAAGTCCGCCACGTCGCCTACGACCTACAAGTTGACACCTCGTTACCGGCCTGCCTCGGACTGGGCGCGCTCAGCACCGTCACGATCGCCAACCTCGACGTGTACCTCGAACACGCCAACTGGAAACAACCCGCCAACCTGTTCATCGTCGTTGCCATGGACCCCAGCGCTGGAAAATCTCCGGCGAAGGCCGCCATGTTCGCCGCCGTCGAAGACCTGGAACGGGTTCGCATGAACATCGCCGAAGCCGCAGTCATCAAGCAAGAGTCCCTGGAACGCGTCTGGGACAAGAAGATGAAAGGGGTCCAGGATCGCATGTCGAAATCCACCGGCGACGACTACCGTGCCGCCGAGTCGGACCTCTTCGACCTCATCGACGAAAAGACCCGCTACGAAACGGTGGCCAACGGACGTCTCCTCGTCGACGACTGCACCGCAGAAGCACTCGCCATCGTCATGAAAGGTGCCGGGGGAGCGATCGCACAGGTCTCCGCAGAAGGTGGCCTGTTCGACCGCATCGGCGGTGTCTACAACGACGGGCAAGCCAACCTCGACCTCTACCTCGAAGGGTGGAGCGGCGGACGATTCCAACAAGATCGAGTCACCCGCGACGCAATCGTCATCCCCCGAGCGAACCTGGTGGTCGTCTGCACCGTCCAACCGAGTGTCCTCGATGACATCGGGGCCAACCGGGCCATGAACAACCGGGGACTCATCCCACGGTTTCTCATCTGTACTCCCCCGAGCAACGTCGGCTACCGCAACCGCCGCCAAGCCAGCCAAGCCAACCCTGCGGTCGCCACCGCGTATGCCGCACACCTGCGAGACATCGCCGACCGCAGTAAGAGCCGCCCTATCCACCTCACCGTCAGTGCGGAGGCGGCCAGCCTCTTCGCCGACTGGGACCAGGAACACGAGGACCAACTCCAACCCGGCGGCCAGTACGAACTTCAGGCCACCTTCGTCGGAAAACTCCGAGCCAACGTCCTGCGGATCGCCGCCCTCCTCCACGTCGCCCACGGTCATGATCGGGTCACCGACGTCATCGGCGCGGGAACCATGCAGGATGCCATCACCATCGGCGACTACTTCCTAGAACACACCATGGCGCTCAACGACCGGTGGGGAATTGACGAAGCCAACACCCACGCCCAAGCCATCCTCGAATGGGCCGTACGCAACCAGCGGCAACAGTTCACGCGACGAGAACTCACCCACGGACTTCGCCGCCGGTTCCCGACCAACGATTCGACCATCGAACCGCTGAAACGCCTCATCGAGACCGGGTGGATGCGGGCATCAGGTGACGTCGGCGGATTGTCGACCAACTCCCGAGGCACACCGTCACTGACGCTCACCGTGCACCCAGACGCAGAGCAGTACCTGGAAAGACACAGCACGAGGCCGAGCGTGGTGTCCGTGGTGTCCGTGGCGCCTAAAGATGGATTTCAGGACTCCTCCCTCCCTCTAGAAGAAAAGACCTCTTCGTGTGGACCCCCCGAACCCACGGACACCACGGCACCCACTGACCCGATCCGCCGGTCAGGACTCTTCGACCCCGAGCACTAGGAGACCCATGCACCCCCGACACCTCATCGCCGCCCTCCAGCGCGCCAAAGCCAGCATCGAGCAAGCCATCCGTGACTACGAGGGATGGGTCCGCCACATCAACGCCACCATGCCCGACGGGTTCCCAACCGGCGGCGACATCGACCACGTGAGCGGCGGTGGTGCCGGTGACCCCACCGGTTCATCCGTACTTGGCCGACGACAAGGAACCCGCCTCCTCCACGACGCCGAGAAGACGATCGACGGCATTGACAACCTGACCCGCCACCTCGATGCACTCCTGGCATCAGGACCGCGACGGGTGGACGTCGCCACCATCACACGGGCATCACGATGCTCCGGTCAAGTCGACCCGACCTGCACCAACCTGGCGGACGGACAACGGCGAAAGTCCGGACTGTGCGACCGTTGCTGGATGGTCCGCTACCGCGCTGAACGTCGGGCCTCCTGAAAGTGTTCACACACTGAGTTACAGTTGATAACTGGTGAGGACTGCCTGCGGGCGGACCTCCCTCGCGTCAGCCGCGCGGATCGAATGCCTGGTGCTCGACCTTCCACTTCGTGATCCGGGGAACCACCCAGAACGAGTAGATGCCGAGCGTGATGACCATCAGCAACAGCCACTTGATCCAGTTGCCGAACAGCCCGATCCCAGTGCCGGTGAACATCAGACGGCGACCCTCGACGAAGGTGTGCTTGCACACCCATCGTTGGCGCAAGACGATGGCGAACGGGAGAGCGATTCCGAGAGTGACGACCGTGATCAAGGTCGCGAGGATCGCTGTACCGACGTAGGTGCCTGCGCCGCCATCGAAGTAGAACGCGGGAACATCCGTGCGGCGGTTGTTGGTAGTTGTCTCAGTCACGAGACGAAGAGTAGTTGTCTACTTCGCACTGCTAAACCGTCTCAAAAAACGGTGTGCCTTGAATAGCCAGCCCTTGAAAAACGGGCGGGTGGCCCACCACGAAAACCGGACACAATCCCGTCCTCGATCATCGTGCGCCGACTTCGCACACACCGTCAACCTCGTCGGCAGTCGTTGTGCGGTAGTCGAAGTCACCCAGGCTCCCAACCGTCGGCGAACATCCCCGGTGGATGAGACGCGACCCCGTTACCCAATCGGACTCTCACCAGCGGCGAAACAAATGTCATTCATCCTCAACTGACTAGGTCGAATGACATTTCTACTTCTCCCAGTGAGGGCAGAGGGAGCCACACCATGCCCGCCAAGTCTCGTCACCTGTACCGAGGTGACTACCCGGCCAGAGCCAAGCAAGTGCGTGACGCCGCAAGTTCCGACCCGTCAACAAAGTGCTGGCGGTGTGGTGAACCCGGCCGACCCGACGACCCGTGGCAAGCCGGACATCTGATCGATTCAAACCCGGCGTCACCTCTCGCTCCGGAACATCGAAGTTGTAACGCCCGAGCGGGCGCGGCACTGTCGAACCGTCATCGAGATCGACGTTCGCGCGAATGGTGATCGGCGTCGGCGACGTCGCCACCCACCTCGTTTTTCTGTGTACGGGGGTGTCGGCGGTACCCCCGAGCACTCCGATTTCTCTCTCAAACTTTTCGGCCTGGTGTTTCGAGGTTTGCTATGTCGCTTGATGATGTGAAACACCAGGGCACGCCAGATGCATTGCGAGCGTTGCGTGATCATCTCGTCGACACTTTGAAAGTTGCCGACCCGCATCTCGTGGCAGGTCTGGTGAAGCAGTTGCAGTCGGTCCTCGCTGATCTCGATCGGGTGGCGGAGCCGACGGAGGAGTCCCTGACTGATGACCTTGCTCAACGACGTGCGACTCGGATCGCAAACGCCCAGGCTGATCCTCCGGCCGGACGGCGCAATCAACCACGCAGGAAACGAGGCGGTTGAACTCGCAGAGTCGGTCGGACTCGTTCTCGATCCGTGGCAACGACTCACCCTCGACGTCATCTTGGGTGAGCGCCGCGATGGCTCACCAGCGGCGTTCGAGGCGTGTCTGATCTGTCCTCGCCAGAACGGCAAGGGAGCGATTCTCGAAGCACTTGAACTGGCGTGGCTGTTTCTTCACGGTGAGAAGTTGATACTCCACTCAGCGCACGAATTTCGTACTGCCAACGAGGCTTTCCTACGGATCGCGAATCTGATCGACGGGTCCTCTGACCTTCGTCGCAAGGTGGCGCGCATCCGGTACGCGAACGGTGAGCAAGGCATCGAGTTGAGAGACGGTCGTCGTCTGAAGTTCGTGGCCCGCACCCGTGGTTCGGGTCGAGGGTTCTCCGGCGACAAGATCGTCCTCGACGAGGCGTACGAGTTGGATGCTCCGGCGATGGCGGCGCTACTGCCGACGATGTCGGCTCGACCGAACCCGCAGATCGTCTACGCGTCGTCGGCTCCGATGGCGACGTCGACGTTCCTGCACTCGGTGCGCGCTCGTGCGATGCAAGCCATCAACGACGGCGACTCATCCGGTCGCCTCGCCTACCTGGAGTGGTCCGCCGACCCCGATGACGACCTCACCGACCCGGCCACCTGGCGCAAGGCAAACCCGGCGCTGGGGATTCGGATCTCCGAGGAGTTCGTAGCCTCCGAGTTAGCGGTCATGGGGGAGAACCTGCGTGAGTTCGCCCGCGAACGTCTCGGTATTCCCGACGGTCAGGACGGCGCGACGTCGATCATCCCGCTCGATGCGTTCCATGCGCTGATCGATTCCGACTCTCAAATCGTGGGCCGGGTCGTCATGGGCCTGGATGTGAACCCCGAGCGGTCGTGGGCAAGTATCGCCGCGTGTGGTCGTCGAGCCGATGGCCTCGCCCATGTCGAAGTCGTGGACCGTCGACCCGGTACCGCGTGGATCGTGGAGCGTGCTGTCGAGGTGACGTCTCGCTGGACTTGCGACCTTCGCGTTGACGGTGCTTCACCGGCCGCTTCGTTGATCCCTGAATTGCGGGCCGCTGGTGTTCGCGTCGTCGAGGTAAACCTGAACGAGATGGCCCGCTCGTGCGGTGCCTTGCTCGATGCGGTGGTCAACCATCGGCTCCGGCACTTAGACCAAGCGGCGCTCACCAACGCCGTGACGGGCGCGCGGAAACGCTCCGTCGGTGAAGTGTGGGCCTGGGCACGAACATCCTCGGCGGTCGACATCACCCCACTGGTCGCCACAACCTTGGCGTTCGGTGGCATGAACGTCCCGTCCAAATCGGCTCCCGCCGTTGTAGATCCCTGGAGCATCCATGAAGCGTGAAACGATCGTCACTCTCATTGAGAGCATTGCAACCGGCTGTGTCGTGTACGGGGTCAGTTCGATCTACCTACCGGCCGGGTGGATCGCCGCAGGCCTCAGCATCCTTGGAATTAGTTGGTACACGTCCCGATGAGTCTCTTTCGACGACCACAACGCCGAGATTTCGTGCCAATTGGCGACTATTCGTTCGGATCGTCGACGAATTGGTCCGGAGAGACGGTGAACGAATCCACCGCCCTTCAGGTGGCCGCTGTCATGGCGTGCGTCGGGCTGATCGCTGACTCGACTGCTTCACTACCCATTCGCACGTTCCGTCGATCGAGCGACCGAGACATCCCGCTACAAACATCACGATTGTTTACTGAACCTTCCGACTCGGTGTCCCGCTACGAACTCGTCCACCAGGTCGTCACGTCCCTCGCTCTACATGGGAATGCGTACGTCCTGGTCGATCGGGGGGACAACGGCGAACCGGTGGCGCTAACGCCACTGCACCCGTCGAACGTGGTGGTGGAGAGCGACGGTCGAGGTGGCCGCCGCTACTCGGTGTCGGGTTCCTATCTTCCGAGCGAGGCGATACTTCACATTCGCTGGTGGTGCCCACCCCAGGCGCTCAAGGGCTTATCACCGATCGAGGAACAGAAGACCACGATCGGTCTCGCCTTGGCGATGGAACGACATCTCGCCCAGTTCTACGGTGACGGTGCGACACCTTCGAGCGTTCTGGAAACCGACGGCGAACTCACTGTCGATCAGGCCCGAGTGTTGCAGGACACTTGGTTCAACCAGCACAACCGACGCCGCAAGCCAGCCGTCTTAGCCGGTGGACTCAAGTATCGGCCAGTCACCGCATCGGCGGCCGACATGGAGTTGAACGACACACGCGAACAGCAGATCGCGCAGATCGCCCGCATCTTCCGCATCCCGACATACCTGATCGGTGCAAAGGGCGACTCACAGACGTACGAAAACGCCGAGATGAGTGGTCAATACTTTGTGACGTACACCCTGATGGGCTGGATTCGGCGTATTGAAGATGCCTTCTCAACGCTCCTGCCCCGTGGGCAGTTCGTCCGATTCGACGTCGACGCTTTCCTGCGGGCGAACACCCTGTCGCGCCTGCAGGCGTACCAGATTGCCGTCATGACCGGAATCCGCACCCCCAACGAGTGTCGAGCATCTGAAGGACTCGAACCATACGACGGTGGCGACAACTTCGTCATGGCGCTCCCGGGTGCACCGATGGCCGGACCGGGAAGTGAACTACCACCAGCCGGAGTCGACGCCGACCCACCCCTCTAGGAGAAGCCATGTCCGAGCCTGAAGTCCGCTACACGCGACTCGATCTCACCACCGCACCAATCCACGGACGCGACGTCGAATTCCGCAGTGTCACCTTGGGAAGCCTCGATGTCACCAACGAGTCGAGCGATCACCCGCGACTGTTCCGTGGGTATGCGGCAGTTTTCAACGCTGAGTCCGAACCGCTCCCGTTCATCGAGACGATCCGTCCAGGTGCGTTCCGCCGAACGCTGAACTCGGGTCGCGAGATTCGTATGTTCGTCAACCACAACTCCGACATGGTGCTCGGATCGACGCGATCGGGAACGATCACTCTCACTGAAGACGAGCGTGGACTACTGGTCGAAGGCACCTTGCCGGACACCACCTACGGTCGCGACCTGTCGACACTCATGCGTCGAGGTGACGTCCATTCGATGTCGTTCGGTTTCTCCGTTCCCAAAGGCGGCGACTCGTGGTCAGCCGATGGTCAGACCCGCGAACTTCAAGAGGTCCGTCTCCACGAGATCTCAGTTGTGACTGGATTTCCGGCCTATCCCGACACGTCGGCGACGGTGCGATCCTCCGACGAGAGCGACCCCGAGTGCATCGACGACATCCCGGAGGCAACGACCGCAGTTCCGATTCCGGTTCTGCGACGTCTCAACGATCTCTACGCCAAGAAGGCGTAGACGCAGTCCGGAGCGCACCCTCGGACCCGCGACGGCGGGCACCACGGTCGACGCCACCACCTGCACCCCCATAAACCCTCTACTCCACAAGGAGCCATCATGAGCAAGTTCATTGACGTGCTCTCGGAAGAGCGTGCACGCGCATGGGAGCAGGCCAAGAGCCTTCTCGACGTGGCCGCCAACGAGAAGCGCGACCTCACCGCTGAGGAGTCCGAGACGTTCGACCGTATCAACGCGGATCTCGACGCCAAGGACGCCCGGATCAAGTCCATCATCGACGCCGAAGAGCGCACCCGCGCTATCGAAGAGTCCCGCACCCGTCTGGGTGTCCAGCCTCATCTCTCGGATGACCAGTCTGGATCAGTTGACCCCGACGATCAGGCTGTTCGCGCTCTGCTTCGTGGCGAGATCCGAAGCCACCGCTTCGAGAAGCGTGCGATCACCAAGAGTTCCGCCACAATGGTGCCTTCGTCGGTTTACAGCCGCATCGTCGAGCACTTGGAGCAGGCAAACGTCGTTCGCCAGTACGCCACGGTGCTAACGACTGCCACCGGCGAGTCGCTCGCTATTCCGAAGTCCACGGCGTTCTCGACCGCCGCGATCGTTGGTGAAGGCGCTCAGGCGTCACCGGCGGACCCCACCCTTGGAACGACAACCCTCGGAGCATTCAAGTATGTGACGCTCTGTCAAATGTCGAACGAGTTGGCGAACGATTCATCGATCGACGTCGGAGCGTTCCTCGCGCGCCAGGCGGGTCTCGCCATCGGTATCAAGACTCGTGAAGACATGACCGTCGGCGCTGGCACCACGTTGCCGTTCGGCATCGTGACCCGATCCAGCACCGGCAAGACAGGTGCTGACGCTGTCGCTGGAGCATTCACCGGTGACGACCTTATTGACCTGCGCTACTCGGTGAACTCCGTGTACACATCGATGAGCGGTGTGGGCTGGATGATGAGTTCGGCCGCTATGGCCGCCGCCCGAAAGTTGAAGGACAAGGACGACCAGTACTTGTTTGCTCCAGGTCTCAATGGAAGCCCGGACAGCCTGCTCGGCTACCAGGTCTTCATCAATGACTCGATGCCGACTCCAGCCGCAAATGCCAAATCAGTGATTTTTGGTCACTTCCCGTCGTATTTCGTAAGGCAGGTCAACGGCATCGAAGTCGCGGTGTCGGATGATTTCGCATTCGACTACTCGGTGCGCACGTTCCGTGTGACGCTCCGCACTGACGGTGACCTCGTCGATCAGACCGGTGCTGTGAAGCACTTCTTGGGCGGCGACGTCTCCTGATCTTGACCCTCGAACCGGGTGGCGGGCCGCCTCCACCGCCACCCGGTTCACCCCTGCAAAGGACCATTCATGAAAGTTCGCATGCTTGTTGACATCTCCGGCACTCTCAACGGTCGCCCCTATCCGCGAAAAGGTGAGGTGGGTGACGTTCCGGGGCCGGTGGCTGACCATCTGGTGAGTAACCGGTACGCCGAGTTCGTCGATCCGCCCCAGCCGCGCAAGGTCGAGTTAGTGGAAACCGCCGCCGCTGAACCGGTGGTGGAGAAGGCGATCAAGCCGACCGTGAGGACCCGAAAGACCCCCGAGTCCTGACGTGACCATCACGAACGGCTACTGCACGCTCGACGAACTGAAGACCGCTCTGCGGATCACCGACACACTCGACGACCGTCTCCTGGAGACCTCCATCGAAGCGGCGTCACGACGAATTGACGGGATGTGCTCCCGCCGCTTCTACCTGGACAGCACGACGTCGAACCGCACCTTCGCGCCCGCTCGATCCGACCGGGTGGAGGTCGACGACATCGGTTCCGCCACCGGAATAGTTGTGAAAGTCGACAACACCGGAACCGGTGTCTTTGGCCAGACCCTCACCGCAGGGGTGGACTATCAGGTGGAACCCTTCAACGCGTTCGCTAAAGGCGAACCAGTGACCATGCTCGCGGCGCTCGACACTGGGTTGCCCGTCTCATCTCGTCGTCGAGCAACCATCCAGGTCACCGCCCGATGGGGATGGCCCGCCGTCCCTGACGCGATCCGCGAAGTCGCCGTGCTGTTGGCCGCCCGTCATTTTCGACGAGCCGACAGCCCACTCGGTGTCGCCGGATTCGGTGAATTGGGTGTCGTCATGGTGCGTCGCACCGACCCCGACGTCGATGCCCTGATCGCCCCCTACCGCAAGATTCCGGTGGTCTGATGCCCTCCTCGATGTCCGATCTTCGTCAAGGTCTCGCCGAAGCCCTCCGCACTATCCCGTCACTGCGGGTGTACGAGTTACTGCCCGACAGCCCGAACCCGCCCGGAGTGGCGATCTCGCTTGACCGGGTGGTGTACGACTCGGTGTTCGCTCGCGGATGCGACGAATACGAGTTCACCGTCCACCTTTTCGTCGCCCGTGGTGACGACCGTACCGCGCAAGTCCGGATCGAGGACTACATCGCCGGGAACGGCCCGACGTCGATCAAGGCGGTAATCGAGGCCGATCCGACGCTCGGTGGTGTCGCCCAGACGGTGCGGGTCTCTGAGGCTCGCAACCTCGGCACCCAAGACCGCGCCGACGGGACGTCGCTGATGCTCGTCGACTTCACCGTCACCATCCACTCCTAAGGAGCCTCTCGTGGCCTTCATCAACGCTCAGAACACCCGAGTCCTCTACGGCAACGTGGCGCTCTCCTGCTATCTGAAGAGTGTCGCCCCGCAGGCGAGCATCGACATGCTCGACATCACCACGCTCTGCGACACATCACGCCAGTTCACGTCATCGCTTCGAGACTTCTCCCTGAATCTTGACGGGTTCTTGGACGACGACGGCACCGCCGGTTCGGTCGTCGAGGCACTGACCGCGCCGATTGCCACCGGCTCCACCGTCCCGACGTCGGTCGCCCCTAACGGGTTCGCCGCCGGTCAGTCGGTGTGGCTGGTTCCGGCCCGCACTCTCTCGTTCGAGCCGACGTCACAGGTCGCCGATGTCGTCACGTTCAACATGGCGCTCGGCTCTGGCGCACCGGCCAACACTGGCGTCAGCCTGATCGACCTGGCGGCCCTCACCACCACTGGTAACGGCACCACGATCGACCAGAGCGCCGCCACCACCAATGGTGCGCTCGCACATCTTCACGTCACCGCCGTCGACGGGTCCGACCTCGATCTCGACGTGGTGATCCAGCACTCAACGAACGGAAGCGACTGGAGCACGCTCCTCTCGTTCACCAGCGTGTCGACGGCCACCTCGGAAGTCGTCTACTCGACCGGCACCGTGAACCGCTACGTCCGTGCGACGTGGACGATCACCGGTACGGACCCCTCATTCACCGCCCAGGTTTCTGTGGCACGTCTCTAAGGAGAAAACATGGCCTTCGTCGCCGCAAAGAACACGGTCTTCACCCTCGACAACGCAGGTGGAACCCCAACCGACATCTCCGCCTACATCGACTCCGTGTCGGGTATCGCCAACACCACCGACATGCTTGACACCACCGTGTTCGGTCAGGACTCCAAGTCGTATGCCCCTGGTCTTCGCAACGGCGACACGATCAGCATCTCGGGCAAGTGGGATGCCACCCTCAACACGCACATCACCGGTCTGCTCGGACTGGCAACCTCGTCGACGTTCTCGTACTCGCCCGCCGGTACCGGTAACGGCACCCCGAACTTCTCTGGTGAGTGCTTCGTCGCTTCGTATGAGGTGTCGTCGGCCGTTGCTGACCTGGTGACGTTCTCACTCTCGTTGCAGATCACCGGCGACGTGTCGATCGGTACGAACTGATCCACCGGAAAGGGGAGGACATGACTCACTGGCGCATCACCTGGGGCGACCACTCGTGGACCGACCGGGACGTGAACGGCGCACACCTGGTCGCCGTCGCTGACCTGTTGGAACATGACTCGTGGACGTCAATCTCGCCGTGGACAGGGCCGAAGTCCCTCGCGGCGTGGATCGTCGTCCTTGTCGCGTCCCAAGGTCGGGAACTCGACGACGCGCTTGCCGAGGTGTATTCGGCTCCCGCCGCCAACATCATCGCGGCGCTCACCACCGCCGACTGATGGCTCTCAGCCACACGTCGACAGAGTTCGCGGCCCGTATCGAGGCACTCGGTCGAGCCGCACAAAAGTCGCAGAAGGACGCCGTCGTTCGAGCCTCCATGACCTTGAAACGCTCCATCGAGAGTGAACTCACTCGGGCGGTGGGTGGCGACCACCGGATGAGCAACTTACGCAAGCCGAATGGTGCGCCGCCCAAGTCGATGAGTGTTGGCTTCAATGTCAAAGGCACCCTGAACCCGACCGCTCTGCTTGTCGCACGCGGCCCGTGGGGGCTGATCGAACACGGCGCGAAACGCCACGCCATCTTCCCTCGACTCGGATCAATCACCGGTCGAGGTGCGACCCGTGCACGACGGGAACGGCAACTCGCTCAAGTGTTCGGTGGTCGCGGTGTGTATTCAGGCGTACGGCCGATGCCGATCCGGGACTCGTACCGCTTCTCCGTCCGGAACCACCCCGGCTTCCGAGGGAAGTTGCCCTTCAACCGGGGCCTCAACAAAGCCAAACCCACCGCGATCAAAGAACTGCACGCCACGGTGCGTTCGGCTGTTGTCGACGTGGTCCGAAGCGGTCGTGAGACCTACACCTACGTCCGAGGTGAAGTCGGCTCCTACACCTAAAGGCTGTCTATGGCAACGGTTACCGAACGTCTCGCATTCCTGATCTCCGCCAACGCCGACCAAGCGATCCGCGAGTTCCAGAAGACCGGCAAAGCGGCCGAAAAAGATCTCGGTAGGGCTGAGAAGAGTCTCGACAAGATCGCAGGCAACCTCACCAAGTTCGGTGCCGGTGCCATGGCCTTCGCCGGGGTAGCCGGGGCCGGACTGTGGAAACTTGGTGAAGGTGCCGCCGAACTCGAAGCCAGCACCTCGGCGCTGAACCAGGTTCTCGGTAAGACGGTCGCTCTCAACATCGCCGACTGGGCGAAGAAGGGTGCGACCGAGGTCGGCTTGTCGGAACGCAAGATCGTGGCCGCCTCGACCGCGTTCGGATCGCTCGGCAAGGTTGCTGGTTACGCCGGAGCGGAACTCGAAGAGTTCACCAAACGACAGGTGCGGTTGGCGTCCGACATGGCGGCGTTCGCCGACGTCAGCCCCGAACAAACCATCCAAGACCTTCGTGCCGCGTACGCGGGGTCGTCGGAGACACTTCAGAAGTACAACGTCTTCGTCAACGACGCCAACATCAAGCAAGCGATCTTCGCCGCAACCGGCGAGAAGATCACCGGTGTTCTCACGTCGAAGCAACGGGTCATGGGTATCGACCTGCTCTTGATGGAGCAGACGGTCGACATGCAAGGCCAATGGGCACGCGAGTCGAACAGCCTCGCCGGACAACAGGCCACCCTCAAGGCAAACCTGGAGAACCTGCGAGACGGCATCGGCAAAGGTGTCCTGCCGGTCATGAACTCGCTCGTCGGCGGACTGTCCAAGGTCGCTGGCGGAATGTCGAGCCTCAACCCCGACATGCAAAAAGGTGTCGGAACAGTCGCCGCCTACGGCACCGCCGCGATCGGCCTCGCAGGTGCGTTGTCGTTCACTGCCGGTCAGGCAATCAAGATGCGTGACCGGTTCCGATCCGCCGAAGGTGGACTCAACAACTTCGGGAAAGCCGCCAAGTACGCCGGTATCGCCCTCGCCGGACTGGCGATGGCTGAAACCATCGGCACCGTCATGAACGCCATCTCCGACGACGCCGGAAACGTCGAACGGAAACTGCAGGCGATGACAATCGCGACCGAGGAGTTCGCCTCAGGAACCGGATCGGCTGAGAACGCTCTCAAGACGTTCCGCGACCAGGTCGCCGCTGTCGGCAAGGGATTCAGTCTCGGCAACCTGATCAAGGACTTCGGCAAGGAAGTCACGATTGTTGGTGGGTCCATCGGACGCGACATCGAGTTCATCGACGAAGCGTTCCAGAAGATGCTGGACACCTCGCCGAAAGCCGCGCAAGCACTCCTCGACGCATGGCGGAGCCAAGCCGACGCTCTTGACCATTCAAGTCAGCAATACCAAGACAACCTGATGCTCATCGACCGGTATCAGGCTCGCCTCGATCTGGCCGCAGGAGCACAAACCGCGCTGACAAACGAGACCGACGATGGGGCGGACGCCGCCCAACGGTTCGCTACCGGCGTCGACGGTGGCACCGAAGCACTACAGGATTACGAGGACGCCGTCGCGGAGGCCGCCAAAGCCGTCGACGACCTTCTTGGAAACAAGATGTCGGCCATCGAAGCCGAGATGACCTACGAGTCGCAGGTCCGCCAAACCGCCGACGCCCTCAACGAATGGGCGCAAGTCAACACCAACGTCACAGCCACCGAAGATGAGAAGGCCGAAGCACTCGCCAACGTCAAGAGCGAGGCGTGGAACCAGGCCACCGTGGCGCTCCAACTCCAGGAGGCGTGGGCGGCCGCCAACGGCGAAACCCTGACCGCCACCCAGAAGAACGCCATCCTCAAACAAGAGTTGTGGAAAGTCGCACAGACTCTCGAACCGAACAGCCCTCTCCGCAAAGGTCTCGAAGCCTGGATCGACGACCTCGACAGTGTCGACACCGAGGTCCACACCGCAATCACCGCCGACGACTCTCAAGGCCAGGAGGTCTTGGACGGCTGGGAACGGCGACTGATCGAAGAGAAAACGAACTCGGCCGCCAAAGGCAAAGAGGTCGGTCAGTCAGCCGCCGACGGCATCGCCGCTGGTGTCAAGGAACGCGACGCGTACATCCGACGCACCATGACCGAGTACGTCCGGTCGATGATCAATGCCGCCAAGGCCGGTCTCGACATTCGCTCACCATCGCAGGTGATGGCCGACGAGGTCGGTCGCCCGGTGTCGGAAGGCATCGCCGAAGGTGTCGAAGACGGTGCGGGCCTCGTGGCCGACGCTCTTGACGACGTTGGTGACACCATCATTCGTCGGGCTGGCGAGATCGTCGAGCAGAGCACGGACGAGATCGCCCGGGTGCTGGACGAGGCTGAGTCGGCGTTCGATGAGGTGAAGAACCTGATTGAAGACCGCCGGGACCACGAGGACGCGGCCCGCCGGGTTGAAGACGCCGAACGTGACCTCGTCGACGCCGAGCAGGACGTCCAACGCGCACTACAAGAGTCCGGTGCCGACTCCGAGGAATACCGGCGAGCACAAGAACGGCTCGAAGACGCCCAACGCGACCTCGAAGACGCCAACTACCGGCTCCTACAAATCTCCTTCGACCTCATCGACCAGGGTCCGGCTGGTGTGGCGATGTTCGAGAACATCGCTCGGGCCGCAGGTCTGACCCGCGACGAAATTCAACGGCTGATCGACAAGTACCGGGAACTCGCTGAAGCCCGACAAGCGGCCGAACAGGCCGAAGCCATTCAGCGACCCATCCAAGACGCCGAAGATGAGGTCACGAACCGGCCGAACTATCAGGCCGAACTCGACTCAACGATCGCGGCCTACCAACAGAAACTTGCCGAAATGACCCGCATGGTTCAGGCCGGTCAAAACACCAACGCCATCCAAGCGGAGATGGCCGCTCTCGCCATCAAGGCCTCGAAGGCCTACGCGTCGACGCAAGGGCATTCAACAGGCACATCCGGCTACTACAAAGCCCAACTCGATCTGTTGCGGTACCTGGTGTCAAATCAGCCGTTCCTGCTCGATGAGGTCTCCAGTTATGTGAAGGCAACCGAGGCATCGGTTCCCGGCTATGCGACCGGCGGCATCGTCACCCGTCCGCACTTGGCGATGGTCGGCGAGAAGGGCCCAGAAGCGATCATCCCCCTGTCGAAGATGGGTACTGAGCGGCCGATGGTGGTGAACATTCACGTCAACGGCGCGGACCCAAACCAGGTCGTCGACGCATTGAAGCGATACGCCCGCCAGAACGGCGCGATCCCGGTGAGGACCATGAACCCATGACCTTCACCGTCACGTTCAGCGAAGACCGGTCGTTCACCCGCACCAACATCATTCGCGACCCGGCGTTCACCTACCGCAACCTGTACGGCTACTACACCTGGCAACAGATCGAAGATGCCACCGGCTACTGGGACTTCGGGACAGCGGTGTATGGGGATTGCTCGTGGCGATCAGTTCCGAGCACTTCCACCGCCGGACCACTCTTCGTTCAGACCC